CCAATTCAAATCCGGGAGTAATACAATGGCGCGCAAAAGCACCAAAGACGAGATCCAAAACCGGGTCAATGAGGTTTATGGTTTGCTTTTGCGCGCCTGGAATCATCATCAGATCGTTCAGTACGGTTCCGAAAAGTGGGGGGTAAGTGATAGACAAGTGCGCGATTATTTGGCCGCAGCGCGTAAGCTGCTGGCGCTTGACGCTGAGTTGGCTCGTCCCCAGTGGCTTGAAGGCGCATTGGCACGAGCACTGGACTATGAGCGCCGTGCATCCGAGAAGGATCAGCTCAACACTGCGCTGATTGCACTTGAGAAGCAGGCACGGCTGCTGCAGTTTGAGATGTCATGAGTTTTTCGCAGGCTGAATGGCGCAGAAATCGTCGAGCCAATCTCAAGGCAGCAGGCATTTGCTCTAAGTGTTGGCAGATGCCTGCCTTGATTGGTCGCGTTCAATGCGCCAAATGCCAAATGCATAGCGTGATTCGTGAAAACTTTAAGTTTGATCGCAATCGCAATCGCAACGGCGCGACCAAAGCCCGAGGCACTTGCTATGTCGAGCAGTTTGCGCCTGCAGTGCGCCGATCATGGATTGATCAAATTATTTCTAAGTGGACTGGCAAATGCCATTACACGGGGTTGAAAATCGAAATAGGTGCAACTGCTGGACTGGACCACATGCTGCCTGTCTCCCGTGCATCAGTGTTTGGTCCAAGCAAGGTTTATCACCCAGACAACTTGGTTTGGTGTCACAAATCAATCAATTTGCTTAAGGGCGATCGCACTGCAGACGAGTTTGCCCATTGGTTGCGAAATGATTTGCCAGCGGCTATTGCCGCCGCAAGCTCATGAGCCTGCTGGCAGGCATTTGCGAGGACGTCCCGCTGTTGTCGTTTTTGCAGCAGCAGACGCCTGAGGACACCGCAGACCTGATCACCCGCATCCGCGACGACCTGCACCCTGGGCAGCTTGCGTTCGTGGATGACACCGCAACGCAGATCATCGGCATTAGCGCGGGCTATGGCGCTGGTAAGACTCGGGCGCTATGTGCAAAGGCGGTGATGCTGGCCGCGGCCAATCAAGGCTTCATCGGCGCGGTGATGGAGCCCACTGGCCCGTTGATTCGGGACATCTGGCAGACGGACTTCGATGATTTCCTTGATGCCTATGGCATCCCGTACACGTTCAGGGCTAGCCCGCTGCCGGAGTACATGCTGCACCTGCCAGGCGGTGACACCAAGATCCTGTGCCGCAGCTTCGAGAACTGGAGCCGCATCATCGGCCTGAACCTTGCCTGGGTGCTCGCTGATGAGATCGACACAGTGACGCCGAGCATTGCCAACAAGGCATTCCCAAAGATCCTTGGCCGTTTGCGATCTGGCAATGTCCGGCAGTTTGGTGCGGCATCAACGCCGGAGGGGTTCCGGTGGATGTGGAACACGTTCGGCAGCGATGAGGCTAAGCAGCGCGTTGACCGGAAACTGATCAAGATGCGCACGGCGGACAACCCGCACCTGCCGCCGGACTTCATCGAGCGGCTGGAGGCCAACTACGACCCAAGCCTGCTGCGGGCGTACCTCGACGGCGAGTTCGTCAACCTGACCACTGGGCAGGTGTATGACCGGTTCGATCGGGTGAAGCACGTCATCACTACCATGCCTGACACCAGCAGGGAGCCGATCCGCGTTGGCATCGACTTCAACGTAGGCAACATGTCTGCGGTGATCGCTGTGCGGCTTGGCAATGGCCTGCTGGTGATCGACGAGATCGCCGGCGCGCATGACACCGACGCCCTGGCCCAGGAGATCCGCAGGCGGCACCCGCAACAGCAGATCTACGTCTACCCGGACGCGAGCGGCGGCAGCCGCAGCACCAACGCGAGTCAGACCGACATCCAAATCCTTGAGTCCTACGGCATGTCGAACCAGTCACCACGCAGCAACCCGCCAGTTCGTGACCGAGTGGCAGCCGTGCAGGCGCTGCTGGAGAACGGCAAGGGCCAGGTCCGGTTGCAGGTGACCGAACGCTGCAAACGGGTGATCGAGTGCCTCGAGCTTCAGTGCTACAGCGACAAGGGCGAGCCGGACAAGGACGCAGGGTTCGACCACATGAACGACGCGCTCGGGTACCTGGTTTGGCGTGAGTTCAATCCACTGCACGCTGGCGCTGGCCGCGGCACTGGGGTGAGGCTCTATTGAGGTTTGCAACAAAGGCGCACCACGGTTGACCATGGTGTAGGATCAGTGCATCGGGGGCAACGGTCCTCCGGCAACCAGATCCCAACCATGACCCGTCAATCCATCACCGCCAACATGACCGCCGCCGAGCTGGCAGCATGGAAGGCAAGCAACCTTGCCCAACCCGTCAAAGTGGTCATCCTTGAGCCCATCGCTAAGCCTGCTCGCAAGTCACAGCGTCAAGAGTGGCAAGAGTTCCGCAATGAGGCCATCGGCATGATCGAAGCTGCTAAGCGCGAGCGCCATTTCCACATCTTGCCGCAACTGTTCCAGCGCTTGAACACTGCCAACGAAATGCTGGCCAACCGTGCTATTGCCTGATTGCGCCGACTGCGGCGGTCCCATTGGTCAAGACCAAGGACCGCCTGACGGTTGGCAACTTGAAGACGGCAGAACTGTCTGCCAATCCTGCTGCATCTCAGACCTCCGCTCCTTCATCAACCATGATCAACCGCATCGCATCTTTGGCCCTTCTGTTCATGATTTACGCCGTTGGCGTCAGCATGGGCCGTGATCAGGTCGTACAAGCCCATCACAACCATCCCGCCTGCCATCAGGGACTGAAGCCGTAAACTGACACCATTGTCACTAGCTAGCGGTCGTGTACACAGGCTTCAACGCATACGACCGGCCGCTAGCACAGCGCACCGTCACCAAGGTCAACGACCCGAATACGACTTGGTTTGCGCAAGAGCCGCATTGGATCCTGATCGAGGATCTGCTGCAGGGCACCTACGGGATGCGCAAGAAGCATCGCCGCTACCTGCCGCAAGAGCCACGCGAGCAGGATGAGTCCTACGACAACCGCCTAGCCCGTAGCGTCTGCCCGCCCTACTACATCCGCCTCGAGCGGATGCTGGCTGGCATGTTGACTCGCAAGCCCGTGCGGTTGGATGACACCGCTGACGTGATCCGTGAGCAACTATTTGATGTCGATCTCCAAGGCAATGACCTCAACGTCTGGACTTATGAAGCAGCCCGCAAGATGGTCCGCTATGGCCACGTTGGCACACTGGTGGATGCACCTGCTACTGGGGGTAGACCCTACTGGGTGACCTACACGCCGCGGCAGATCCTTGGTTGGCGCACCGAGACGCAAGAAGGCAAGCAGGTACTGACGCAGCTACGGCTGGCTGAAGTGGTCACCGTGCCCGATGGCGAGTTCGGCGAGAAGGCTGTCGAGCAGATCCGGGTGCTGACGCCTGGCGAGTACCGGATCCACCGCAAACAAGACAACGGCGACTTCACTGTTGTCGATGAGGGTCGCACCAGCCTGAGCGAGATCCCATTCACGATCGCCTACGCCCAGCGCCATGCGTTCATGGAGTCGCGGCCGCCGCTGGAGGACATCGCCGAGCTGAACCTGAAGACCTATCAGGTGCAGTCTGACCTGGACAACCAGCTTCACATCTCGGCGGTGCCGATGCTGGCGTTCTACGGGTTCCCGTCGAGCGCTGAGGAGGTATCGGCAGGACCGGGCGAGGCGATCGCGTTCCCGGCTGAAGGACGCGCTGAGTACATCGAGCCAGCAGGCAAGAGCTTTGAATCGCAGTTCCGCAGGCTTGAGCAGCTTGCGATGCAGATCAACGAGTTGGGCCTATCAGCAGTGCTAGGTCAGAAGCTGAGCGCCGAACCCGCCGAGGCAAAGCGCATTGACCGCAGCCAAGGCGACAGCACCATGATGGTGATCGCGCAAAATATGCAGGACATGATCGACAACTGCCTGCAGTGGCACGCGCAGTACCTCGGCAATGCCACCGCTGCTGGTAGCGCTTACGTCAACCGCGACTTCCTTGGCGCACGCCTTGAGCCCGCAGACATCAACAGCCTCCGGGATCTGTATGTGGCAGGCGTCATCAGCCAAGAGACCCTGCTGCGTGAGCTAGCTGAGGGCGACGTGCTGGGCGATAACTTTGATGTGGATGAAGAGCTGGAGGCGACCTCTAATGCGGGCCTTGATCTACAGTCTGCTGGACCGGCTGACAGACTGGCTAGTGGATTTAATGATATGGATGGAGCCGAAGAAGCCGAGGAAACAGGAACTGGACTATACGATATGCAACCTTCCTGATGAGATCCTGGCTGTCATCCGTCTGACCTGGTACAAGGATGGCAAGGCTGATGAGGTAGACGAGCTGCGCATCATGGAAGACGGCCAGAATGGTTACGACGCCTTCGCTGCAGCGGTGCAGGGTGCATTGAACCGCGGCGCTAATGTCAGCATTAGGTCGCAGTACAGACCCGAGCATCTTGGCATCATTTCATGAGCACACCAGAAGCGCTATACCGCAACGCAATCGACCTGAACCGCTATAGCAACAGCGTTGCGCGGCGCATCATCAATGCCTACAACGACATCATCATCGACGCTGTCAACCAACTGCGCACCATTGATGAGTTAGCAGCACCGGTCAAGGCGGCACGGTTGCGGGCAATCCTGGCGCAACTGAAGGACAGCCTCGGCACCTGGGCAGGTGATGCGACCGAGTTAACGGCGACTGAGCTGCAAGGCATCGCGCAGTTGCAGTCTGAGTTCGTCACCGACCAGTTGCGGCGTGCGTTGCCTGCTGGCGCTCGGGATGCGGTGCGCACGGTTGAGATTAGCCCGCAGTTTGCACAGAGCGTGGTCACGACCGATCCGACGCAACTCAATGTGGTCGCGCTGTCGGATGACCTGTTCAAGTCGGTCTATGGCGCAGAGGCCCTAGCGCAGCAGGCTGGTACTGGCACCTTCAGCCTCACTGCGGCCAAGGGTGCAACGATCACGCTGCCCAATGGCGAG